TAACATTTCCGCCCGGATGGCCGCACGATCGGCGGCATGGGACTCCCTGTTTTGCCGCCGGAATCGTTCTTCGCGGGCGACACCGTCGATTTCCTCTATGACGCCGGGGCGGACTACCGCCCGGCCGACGGCTGGTCGCTGAAGCTCTACATCACCAACGCATCGAACAGNCTACACCCAGACTTCCACCGACTACGGCGACGGCCGCCATCGCATCACGATCGACTCGACGACCACCGGATCCATGGCCGCCGGCGAATACAACCTTGTTCTCGCCGCCGTCAAGGGCTCCGAGCGGCATACGGTCTATTCCGGGCGGGTAAGGATCCGCCCCAATCTCACGTCCGCGACGGACGCCCGCAGCAATGTCAAGAAAACGCTCGATGCCATCGAGGCCTACATGCTGGATTCCAACAACCTGAAGCTGGCGCAGGTGGAAATCTCGACGCCCGGCGGCGGCAGCCGGCGATTGAGCCAGTTTCCGAAGGCCGAGTTGATCAAGCTCCATTCCTACTACTCCAAGCTCTACCGCCAGGAGCTGGCCGCCGAGCGCATCCTTTCCGGCAAGCCGCCGCGGCGTAAGTTGCACGTGAGGGTGAGCGCATGAGCGCCCCGGCGCCGGTGCGGCTGACCGAGGACCTCGCCATCGGGCGCGAGAATCCGGAGCGGGAGTACGGCTCGCGCATTCTGAACCGTTGGCTGGCCAAGCGCCGCTATGAGCAGGCGCGGAGCCGACCCGTCCGCCGGCGCCGAAACTACGCCGCCGCCGCCGCCGGCCGCATCAACAGCGGTTGGACGATGGTGCCGACCCCGCCGAACTGGCACATCTGGCAGGGCCTGCAGGCGCTTAGGGCGCGTTCGCGCGAACGCGCCCGCAACGACGATCACGCGCGCCAGTTCCTGCGCCTGTTGCGCACGAACGTGATCGGCCCGCACGGCATTCGCATGCAAAGCCGGGTNCACNNCGATCCGGATGGCACGCCGGACACGCTCGCCCGCAACGCCATCGAACAGGCGTGGACCGACTGGTCGCGTTTCTGCGATGTCTCCGGCCGCCTGGATTGGCCGGAGATGCAGCGGCTGATCATCGCCACCGTGGCCAAGGACGGCGAGTGCCTGGTGCGGCGCATGACCTCCGGCCCCTTCGGTTTCCAGCTCCGGCTCATCGATCCCGAGCTTCTGGACATCCGACTGAACGCTACCCTGCCCGGCGGCCGCCGCATCCGCATGGGCGTGGAACTGGACGCCGACGAGCGCCCGGTCGCCTACCACCTGCGCGAGGCCCCGAGCGACCNNTCTTCCAGNNGCCAGCTACTACACCGGCAAGCACATCCGCGTGCCGGCCGACGAGATCCTGCACCTCTATATCCAGGACGATATCGACCAGGTGCGCGGTGTNGCCGTGGATGACCACCGCCCTGCCGCGGATGAAAAACCTGCACGGCTACGAGGAGGCAGCCGTCGTCGCCGCAAGAGTCGGCGCCTCGAAGATGGGATTTTTCAAGACGGCCGAGGGCGAGGGCGCGCAGCCGCTCGCCGACGACGAGGACGACACCACCGGCGAACTGATCCAGGAGGCCGAGCCGGGCACCTTCGACGTGCTGCCCGAGGGCTACGATTTCACCCCGTTCAATCCCGACTACCCGCATGAGCAATTCGGCGCCTTCGTCAAGTCCACCCTGCGCGGCATCGCCGCCGGCCTCGGCGTGTCCTACCACTCGCTGGCCTCGGATCTGGAGGGCGTGAACTTCTCCTCGATCCGCCAGGGCGAGCTTTCCGACCGCGATGTGTGGATCACCCTGCAGCAGTGGTTCATCGGCTCCTTCGTGCGTCCGGTGTTCGAGACCTGGCTGCAGCAGCAGCTCGCCTTGGGGACGATCCGCGTGCCCGGCAAGGGCGGGGTCATGAAGGCCCTGCCGGCGGANTNCGCTACGANNCAAGTTCCGCCGTGCCGCCTTCCAGGGCCGGCGCTGGGCCTGGGTCGACCCGCAGAAGGACATGACCGCGAACGAGAGCGCCGTGGCGCTCGGCATCAAGTCCCGGTCCGAAATCATCCGCGACATGGGCCGCGATCCGGACGACGTGTGGGACGAAATCAAGCGCGAGAACGAACGCCTGGCCGCGCTCGGCATCACGCCGGCCGCGCCGGCGCAGGGACAAGGAGGGCAAGCCAATGCCTGAGATCAGCAAGGAGATGTTGCGGCGCATGCGCGCCGAAACCCTGGCGCGGGAGATCACGATCGACCGCCGCGCCATTGACGAGGAGGCGCGTACCGTCGATCTGGCGTTCGCTTCGGAAACGCCGGTCGAGCGCTGGTTCGGCCAGGAGATCCTGGACGTGACGCGCCAGGCCATGCGCCTGGATCGCATGCGTGATGGCGCCGCGGTCCTGGTCGGCCACGATTCCCGCGCCCATGTCGGCGTCGTCGAGGAGGTGCGCATCGGCAAGGACCGCGTGGCGCGCGCGAAGGTCCGCTTCGGCCGCTCGCAGCAGGCGCAGGAGGTGTTCCAGGACATCGTGGACGGCATCCGCCGGCACGTGTCCGTCGGCTATCAGATCCACCGCGCCGTGCTCGAGGAGTCCAGCGACGAGGCGGATGTCTATCGCATCGTAGATTGGGAACCGTTCGAGGTCTCGATCGTCGCCGTGCCGGCCGATGCCACGGTCGGCGTCGGCCGCGACAAACCGGATTCCGCGCAAGCGGAAAGGGACGGTGGCGCCGCCGCCGTTCAATCAGCAAAAAAGGAGGTTGTCATGCCTGACANCNNCAAGAAGAAGGAAAACCAGGCGGCGCCGATCGATCTCGCCGCCGAGCGCAAGAAGGCGCGGGAAGAAGCCCTCGCCGCCGAGCGCGACCGAGTGCGGGAGATCGAGGCCGCCGCCAAGCTGGCGGTGCGATTCCTGCCGGACAAGGCCGACGCCCTGGCCCGCGAGGCCATCGCCGCTGGCGAGGGCGTGGACGAGTTCCGTCTGCGCCTGCTCGAGGCCGCGCACGAGGCCGCCGCCGAGGCGCGCCGGCCGATCGGCCTNCACGGAACAGGAGGCCGCCGGCTTCCGCTTCAATCGCCTGTTGCGCGCCCTCGTGCATCCGTCGAACGCCGCGTTCCGTGATGACGCCGCTTTCGAGCTGGAGGTGTGCGCCGAGACGGCCAAGCGTTTCAAGGGCCAGAAGATCGACGGGGCCCTGATTCCGACGGACGTGCTTTCCCGTGCCGTGACCACCACGGTGGCCGCATCCACGATCCAGACCGACGTGCTGGCGCAGTCGTTCATCGACCTGCTGCGCAACCGCATGGTTGTCCGTTCTCTCGGGGCCACCGTGCTCGGCGGCCTGGACGGCAACATCAGCATCCCGCGGCAAACCGGCGGAGGCACGGCCTACTGGGTTGCCGAAGGCGGCCAGCCGACCGAGGCCGATCAGACCTTCGACAATTTGTCCCTGTCGCCGAAGGGCGTGGCGGCCCTGACCCAGACGACCCTGCAGAACATCATGCAGTCGAGCCTGGACATGGAGGCTTTCATCCGTTCCGATCTGGCCAAGGTGATCGCATTGGCGATCGATCTCGCCGCCATCAACGGCAGCGGCACCGGCAACCAGCCGACGGGCATCCTGAACACGACCGGCATCGGCTCCGTGGCCATGGGCACGAACGGCGCTGCGCTCTCCGATGTCGANTCCCTTCGTCGATCTGGAGACGGCCGTCGCCGACGCCAACGCCGACATCGGCACCATGAACTACTTGACCAATGCCAAGGTGGTCGGCGCGTTGAAGAAGCTCAAGACGACGACCGGCGAATATCTGTTCAAGGAGCCGATCCGAGATCTGCCGAGNCGCCGTCGGCAGCGTCAACGGCTACAACCTCGCCCGCTCGAACCAAGTGCCGAAGAACCTCACCAAGGGCACCGGCACGAACCTGTCGGCCGCCCTGTTCGGCGTCTGGGAGGAGCTGATCATCGGCGAGTGGGGCGCGCTGAACGTCCAGGTCGATCCGTACACGGCCGGCATCGGAAATATCAAGATTTCGGTGCTGCAATTCGTCGACCTCGGCGTGCGCCATGCGCAGTCGTTCGCAGCCATCACCGACATCGTGGCCTGATGACCTCGGGAGGGACGCTCCGGCGTCCCTCCCCGGTCGCATGAAACGCAAAAGGAGAGCGAGATGAAGATCAAGTTGTTAAGGGATTGCCGCATTCGCGGCGAGNCATTGCGNAGGCCGGGAGTGTGGTGGATGCGGCGGACGAGGACGCGCGCTACCTGATCCGGACCGGATCCGCCGAGGCGGCCGGAAAGGAGAAGCGGGCCAAGTCCGTGCGCGAGCGCACCGTGCGCGTGCGCATGCTCCGTACCTGCANTGGTGGAGGGCGCACACCGCGAGGAAGGCGAGACGATCGGCGTGCGCGAATCGACGGCGNCGGATGCTCGTGGCCCACGCCTTCGCCGAAGAGGCGCCCGAGAAGCCCGAGAAGGAAAAGAAGCAGGAAAAGAAGCCGAAAGAAGCGGACGATGAAGGATGAATGAGCGATGGCCATTGAAAGCGATGCCGACCGCCTGGCCATGTTGCAGGCGCTCGGCGAGNCAGGTCACGTACGGAGCAGCGTCGATTTATGCGGTTTTCGAGCACGCCTATGTCGAGGTCGGAGGTGTCGAGAGCCTGCATCCGACGCTGCTCGTCCGCGATTCGGACGTTTCCGGCATCGCCCATGGCGACACGATCACCATCGGCGGCACCGCCTACACCGTGCGCGGCATCGAGCCGGACGGCACCGGCATGACGACGCTGATCCTGGAGGCTCCGTGATGGCGCACGGGCNGCAAGNCNANGATCCGCGACGCCGTGGTGACGCTGGTGACGGGGCTGGCCACGACCGGCTCGCGCGTGTTCGCAAGCCGCGTCTATCCGCTGGCGGCGGCGGACCTGCCGGGCCTCTCCGTGTACACGCTCGAGGAGTCGGCCGAGGTCTCCGGCATCTCCCGCCCGCGCACCCTCGGCCGGATTCTCACCCTGCGCGTGGACGCCCACGCCAAGGCCACGGCCGCCCTGGACGACACGCTGGATGCGATCTGCGCCGAGGTGGAGACGGCGCTCGGCGACCAGAAGCCGGCCGGCGCCAAGGATCTGCGCCTGGCGAATACGTCCATCGAGATGGTCGGCGAGGGCGATCAGCCGATCGGCATTGCGCACATGGATTTCGAGATCGAATACCAGACGAAGGAAAACGCACCGGAGGTGATCGTATGAGCGATGAAAAAACCGGGTATGTGACCCTGTATCCGCCGGGCGGCGGCGAGCCTGTCGTGGCCCGCGCCGACAAGGCCGAGCGATATCTGCAGAACGGATGGACCAAGACACCGCCGAAGAAGGCGAGGAAAGGAGAGTAAGCCATGGCACAATTTCATGGANNANACGNCGACTTCAAGGTCGGCACCAACGTCGTCGCCGAAGTCAAGGGGTTCGACCTCACCGAACAGGCCGCGACCTANTCGNCNACNCAACGCGCCGACGATGAACAACGCCGCACCGGCGGCCACCTTCAAGGCCGGCGAGACGAGCTGGACGGCCAAGCTGGATTGCTATTGGGACGACACGGACACGACGGGCCAGGAGGCGCTGACCNNGTCGGCGCGTCCGTCACCGTGCACCTGATGCCCGAGGGCTCGGCCGTGGGCTCGGCGGATCTGAACGGATCGGCCATCGTCACCGAGGTCGGCATTGCCGTCCCCCACGACGGCATCGTTGAGCGCACGATCTCCGTGCAGGGTACCGGCGCGCTGACCCACGGCACGGCCTGATGAGCGCCATCGACAAGGTGCGCGATCACTTCGCGCGGTCGGCGCCGGCGCCCTTCGAGGTGCCCGAATGGGGAATCACGGTTTACCCCAAGCGGGAGAACCTCGCCGAGCGCCTGCGCCGCTACGCGATCTGCCGCGAGCGCGGCTTCGATCGCGCCAACGAGATCGCCTACGCCATCATCAAACTGGCCATGGACAAGGACGGCAAGCCGCTGTTCACGGCCGAGNGACNNCGNGCAGGCGCTGGCCACCGAGGCGGATCCGAACGTGCTGGAGGAGATCGTGCTGCGGCTGGCCGGTACCGATGCGGCGGCGGTGGAGGAGTCGTCGTGTAGTC